TAAAAAAATACTCAATGAGTTAAGTTATAGAGTTTCTTCTGGTGTTCCAGATTTAACCAATGAACAACACTTAATGAAATTGTGGGACATCTTAAAAGAACACAATTGGAATATTGATGCTCGTGTAGAACTATTAAGAAATATAACTAATCAAGAAATTATTACTGAGGTTAGCACAAGAGCTACAACATTTTACCACGAGGTAGCGACTGCTATTTATTGTGTTCAACCTAATGCAAAGTTAGTCAATGGTAGTGATTTTAAAAGATACTTTCAAAATAGAACGGTTGAGGCATTTGGTGTCAAAGATTGGAAATCTATGGCAGAGGCAGATATGTTTGAAGATACTGAACAAAACAAAAAAGCTATCGCAGGTAATGTTCCAGATGCAAAGAAATTATCTATTTTAATAAGAAGTAAATTAGGCAAACCTTCAAAACCAATGTATTGGACTGGTAAAGCTGGAGACCAAGGTAAATATGGTGCTGGTGATATTGGTGGTAAGTTTCCAAATCCATTTGGTGATATAGGAGTTTCATTAAAAAAAGGAACGGGTCAATTGAAAAATCTAACTCTTGGAACTTTTTCAACCGCCATAGGTTTAGACGCGATTACTGGACAATGGTTTGTAGATAATTACACTAAAAACTTTGATGCTATGACAAGTGATTGGATAGATATAATTGATAAAGAAGTCATCAGTATAGAAAAAGATAAAAATTTATCAGCTGTTTTTAAAAGAAATGCAAAGAAAAAGTGGAGTGATTATCAAAAACAAAAGTTAAGTAAAGATGATAAACAAATTTTTATGGATACGATAGGTAAAACATACGACTTATCTAAGATATCAAGAGAAACAGAATTTAAAAGATTTATTAGAAAACTCGTTGAGTCCATAAAAGGTAACAGGTGGACATCTTGGAGTGCTCTAAGGGATAAACATTATGGTGATATTTTTGGTGATTTTATGAATAAAAATGAAGAGTCTATTAGAGCAAATTTAGTTAAATTATTTGAAAGACAATTGAGTCTTGGAAAATCAAGTATTTTTTATGCAGCTGACGCTGGAAAGACTTGGTGGTTTTTACCAAGTGCTGCAAAATTCAAACAAAGATATGAACAAATAAAAGATGAACTTTACATTGATTTTTATCATAAGTCAACTGGTTCTGGTTATGTTTTAACATTACAAATCGGAAGTGATAGTGGTGCTACATACATAGCTAACATTGATATTATAATAAGATTTGCTCAAGGCCAAATGCAAGGACTTCCATCAGTAAAGTCAAGTTATAAAATGGGTGATAAAATGGCAGGTTGGTCAGCAATATTAGGTGGATTTGATTTATAATGAAAACTCAATTACTATGCACCTTTACTTCTAAATCAAGGTTAAACGATACCTTGGATATCATCATAACTTGTAATGATGTATTGTATGAAAAAGTATATGTGTTTCAAAATGAAAAAGACTTATCACAATTAATCTGCACATATAACATTGAGTATAAATACGACTATGAAGAAAGTATCATTGACACAATATCACTTCATAGAAAAAAACAATCCAACACACTCTACACAATCAACGCATTAAACGAAGTCATCAGAGAAAAGAACGACGGAGTTTTAGACAAATCATATATGGTGGATTGGAACGAGTTCAGTAATACATTGTTATTAACGAACGAAATGGGACTACAAAAAATTCCTACCAAAATCTACCAAATCGTAGATACAACTTCTTGGAAAAAATAAAAAAAAAGCTTGACTTTTACAAATAGTATTTGTATATTATAGTGTAAGTTATTTGATAATTAAACAAGGCTCGTAATGAGACGAACGGCGAAAGCCAGGCGAGGTGTGGTGTGGGTTCTCATTTAGAAAAAAAAATAAAAAAAAGCTTGACTTTTTCATTTTTCCTTGGTATATTATAGTGTAAGTTATTTGACAATTAGGTAGTAAATTCATCACGAAAATCTTATCGTGTCCAGACGGGCGATGATATCGGCGGTAAGACAGGTTAGTGAAGGTAAACAAAACAAACAAATCACTTTGGAAACTTAGTGTGGTTTGTTTCCGATATGCCAGTTGGATTGACATTGAATCAGATACTTGTCTTGGAAACTTGACTTGGGGTTCTTTGCCAGTTGGGTGTCAAGGGGTGGTGAGAAAAGAAGCTTGTGGATGCTACTCGATTAACTCTTAATGACTGAAAGAGTGTGGCCGTTAGATGTTTACTACCTTTGTTAAAAAAAATTAAAAAAAATAAAAAAAAATCTCATTTTGGGATTTTTGTTTTATATATATAAATATACTTAATTAGTTAAGTATTAGTTTTTTGACAATTTGGAATTTGGAAAAGTAGAAAGAGTAATTAACTTTCTATGGGATTGGCAGAATAATGGGTAGACATTTGAAGCCCATATCGCAATCTAAGACAAAGTTGTGGTGACTTGATAATTGGTAGATATTCTAATTATCTATATCGACAGATATTGTCTAATGTATTTCCGTAAAAAAATAAGAAGATGATTCTTATGACTCTATTGTAGGTAAGGGTAAAACTGAAATCCTACTTAATGGCTGAATAATCTACACTTGGAGAGATAAAGCATTTACATAGAAGTTGTATTCACATCAATGAGGAATAACCACCTTGAGATGAACTATCGTAACTGATAGATGTAAAGTTTAGAGTTAAAAAAATCCAAGACGGAAATTGTGAGTAATCATTAATCTCGCATCCCCAACATATTCCAAAATTTTAAAGCCCCAACGATTTTTAGTTTCCACCTTTTATACAGACTTAAAAACAATGGGGCTTTTTTTTACCAAAACGCAAAAAAAATTACATTTTTACAAATATATATTATACTTATTAATGTATCAAGGTTATACTTGATTAATAAATGACAAATGAAAAATAAAAATAGGAGAATGAAAAATGGACTTAAATGCAATTCGCAAACGTCTCGGTCAATTACAGACCACAAACAATCGCACATCAAGTCTTTGGAAACCGCAACCAGGTAAAACCCAAATTCGTATCGTGCCTTATGAATTCAATAAAGATAATCCTTTCATTGAATTATTCTTTCACTACAATCTGAACAATCGTTCTTATTTATCACCAATCAGTTTTGGTCGTCCAGACCCAATTGAAGAGTTCGCACAAAAACTCAAAGGTAGTGGTAATAAAGAAGATTATCAATTATCTAAGAAACTTGAAGCAAAGATGAGAACCTTTGCGCCAGTTATCGTTAGAGGTGAAGAATCTCAAGGTGTGAAATTTTGGGGATTTGGTAAAACGGTTTATCAAGAACTACTATCAATTATAGCTGACCCTGATTATGGCGACATAACAGACCCAGTTAACGGTAGAGATGTAGTGGTTGAATTCATTTCAGCAGAAGAAAGTGGTGCAAGTTTCCCTAAAACAAACATTAGAGTGAAACCTAATCAAACACCAATTTCTGATGAACCATCAGTGCTTGAAAAAGTCAAGACATCACAGAAAGACATAACTGAAATTTATCAAGAGCAGTCATACGAGGACTTAACTAATGTTCTAAACGAATGGTTAAATCCAAGTGAGGACTCAACAGAAGAGGAAGAAGTGAAACAAGAAAGTGTTTCAACTTCTGACTTAGGAACTTCTAAAGTGAAAGACACTTCAGAAGCTTTTGATGAATTATTCAATTCTTAAACAATAACAATGTGGGGGTTGAATAATCAATCCCCATACAAACACGGAGTAAGAGAATGTCAGTAAATGATGTATTGGCTAAAACATTAGCCGACTCTTTGAATAAAAAATTCAAAGACACAAACAAAGTAGCATACTTCTTAGACGGAAGTGATGCGACACCAACAGATATCAAGGAATTTATCTCAACAGGTAGTTCCACATTAGACTTGGCTATATCAAATAAGCCAAACGGGGGTATTGCAGTTGGTAGAATTACAGAAATCAATGGATTAGAATCAAGTGGTAAATCATTACTTGGTGCACACATCTTAGCAGAAACTCAAAAGAAAGACGGAGTAGCAGTTTATATTGATACTGAAACATCAGTCAGTCAAGAGTTTATGGAAGTCATTGGTTTAGATTTAAATAAGATGTTATATTTACATTTAGAAACCGTAGAAGAAATCTTTGAAGCAATTGAAGAAATCGTAACACAAGTTAGAGAATCTGATAAAGATAGGTGTGTAACGATATTGGTTGATTCATTAGCAGCCGCATCAACGAAAGTTGAAATGGATGCGGACTTCGATAAAGACGGATATGCCACATCAAAGGCAATCATTATATCAAAAGCTATGAGAAAAATCACTCAAATGATTGGAAGACACAACATAGCATTGGTATTCACTAATCAATTAAGACAAAAACTTGGAGTAATGTTTGGAGACCCTTGGACAACATCAGGTGGAAAAGCATTACCATTTCACGCTTCAACTCGTATTAGATTAAAAAATATGGGACAAATCAAAGATACAGGTAAAAATGTATTGGGTATGAAGTGTAGAGCACAGATTGTCAAGAATAGATTAGGTCCACCTTTGAGACACGCAGACTATGATATGTATTTCGATAGAGGAATCGACAACTATGGTGGTTGGTTAACCGTTATGAAAGAACACAAACTTGTAAAAGTGGGTGGAGCTTGGTATACATTAGTGGACCAAAACGGAGACGAGCATAAGTTTCAGTCAAAAGATTGGGAAGAATTAATTACCAAAAATGATGAACTGAGAGAATATGTTTACCAACTCATTTGTGATAAGGTTATATTACAATACAAAGAAAAACTTGGTATTGATGATGTAGAATTCACAGATGAGGTGCTCGGTGATTAACAAAAGACACCTATCGATTTTAGACGAAATCAAAAAATCTGGCGGCGAAATAGATAGTGGAAAACCTAATGACTCGGTTTTATTGATAGACGGAATGAACACTTTTATTAGAGTGTTTTCTGCGATACCAACTACTAATGAGGACGGAGTTCACGTTGGTGGAATAGTTGGTTTTTTAAGGTCATTGGCTTTCGCAATCAATATGATTAGACCTACCCGAACAATCGTTGTGTTTGACGGAAAGGGTGGGTCTAACCGCCGTAGAAAGATATTTCCACAATACAAAATGGGAAGAAAAATGTCGTATCGTTTGAATAGAGCGAACAATTATTTGACTCGTGAAGAAGAACAAAAGATGATGATACGACAACTCAATCGTGTTGTGGAGTATTTAGAGTGCTTACCAATCACACTCATCAATATAGAAAACAATGAAGCAGATGATGTGATTGGGTATTGCACAAAACATATCTTCAAGAATAACAAGTCTACAATTATGTCAACAGACAAAGATTTCTTACAATTAGTAGATGAAAATACAAAACTTTATTCACCAACAAAAAAGAAAATGTATGATGAACAAAAAGTATTTGAAGAATATGGAATACACCCAAAGAATTTTTTATTATTTAGAATGTTTGACGGAGATAAGTCAGACGGAATACCAGGTGTAAATGGTATTGGTATGAAAACATTAGTAAAGTTATTTCCATTTATGGAAACAGAAGAAAAATATACATTGGACGATATATACAGAAGTGCAGAAACACAAAAAAATCCATTGTGTGAAAAAGTATTACAATCAAAAGATTTATTAGATATGAACAGAAGACTTATGGATTTAGATGATAGTATTATATCTGGCAATACTAAATTAAAAATTAAAGAAATAACAGAAAGACCAATTCAACGAGTAATCAAACATAGATTTCAGAAGATGTTTTTAGAAGATAAATTATATCAAGCATTACCTAATCTAAATAGTTGGTTGGCAACTACATTTAACAGATTAAACTTTATGGCGGAGGAAACACATAAATGAACAGACAATTAATTAACGGAGATTGTTTAGAAGAACTAAAAAAACTTGATGATAATTCAGTAGATTTATTATGCACAGACCCGCCGTACGGTTATGGATTTATGGGCAAACATTGGGATACATTTAAAGAAAAAGACTCTACGAAATCTCAACAAGTTGGTTGGATGAGTCCTGGTATGAAAAAAGATACCTATGGTATGAAAGAATTCTTTGACCCGATTTGGAAAGAGTGTTTACGAGTATTGAAACCAGGCGCTC